TTGAGTGAACAACATCTTACTACTAGGATTGTCCAACACCACCTCTTTATTGAGAAGATGATTCTCTATCAAGGTATGTACCTTGGTTCCTCTGGATGTTGCTCTCTTTGTAATTCTATCTGCCTCCTCATTACCCACTCTCTTTCTCCACTCAACAAAGATGTGTTTGTTGAAGTGTGAAGTTACCGATGTGATGGACACCATCGGTCTGTCATTAACATTGTAGTATCGAACTCCATCAATACTCTTCCTAGTCAAGGTAGGAAGATCACATTCTACATGATTGAACATTACATACCTAGTTCTATTTTTGAGGTGATGTAACTCTTGACTAGACCAGACCTAACGATGTCATCAAGACCGAATTCAATTAGATCGAACTCAGGCATGCGAGTGATGATCCTTTGGAAATCTAGGATACCATTCTTCTCGTTTGTCTTTATCAAATCAGTTTGTGCAACGTCACCACAGAACATAATCTTGGTGTCTTCACCTACTCTTGTTATTATACTATCTAACTCATGAAAATTCAAGTTTTGTGACTCATCCACAATAACAATAGAGTTATCAAGTGTTGTTCCCCTTATGAAGGAGGTAGACCAGAAGGTGACACTCTCCTGTGCCTTGAGATTACCCCACAACATTTCAAACTCATTGTCTGTAGGCAACTCAAACATATACTTGACCATATTCTTGTATGGTATCTGATATAGTGCTGACTTATCCTCATGATCACCAGGTAAAAATCCTATCTCTCTTGTAGAGACAAGTGATCTTACTAAGACTACCTTTTGATATGGTGTAAGTGGATCAAGAACTTGTTTTAGTGCTTGATATAGTGTTATGAATGTTTTACCTGTACCTGCTGCACCATATAAGAATAGGTTCTTACCCTCTTCATAAGATGCAAAGGCATGTTTCTGGTTAGTTGTGATTGGTTGCACATCAACCATCATGTCAGAGTTATATGGTTTCTTTCTTTTCATTTGTTTCGCTGTCAATCCAGCACCAACACTGGTAGACATCTTCTTTTTTCTTGGCATGTTAGGTGTGTGTAATCTTCTGTGGTTTTACTTTTGAACCTGGCATCTCTGATACCCTTGATAGAACCTCGTTCCACCCTCCATCTGTTCTACTGTAAACGTCACCTGTAGCACTGACTACACCTCCTGATCCTTTAGACCAGTCTTTATCCCAGTCTGGATTATCTTTTCTCCACTGATCATACTCTTTCATTGACATCATGAGTTCTTTAGTCTCACCTGTCTTCATGTTCTTGATTGGATATGTTGGCATGTGTTGTTGCGAGTGTTTTATTTAGTGTTGCCAGATAAGCAGCACCTATAGAGGTTCCACCATCGTGTGCAATAGGCATTGCTCTAATGCGAACGTCTAATTCCCTCTGTAGTTTATAGTTTACCACACAATTCAAAAAACATCCACCTGCTAAAACTATTTTCCTACCTTCAAATTTCTTACACAATTCAAGTGCTCTCTTCTCCCACTTTTGTTGCATATAAAAAGCATCAGGTTTCCCATGTGCAGCAAGTCCCATAACTTTACCTGCATCATCTTTATGAAAACCATAACTGACACATACTTGCTCGTACTCTTTACCAATACCCTGATCTTCAGGTGTCCAATACTTCTTATGTAATACCTGCCAAGATGGTATATCAAATATAGATTCAATTTCTATACCAGATTTTGTCTTTGAACCATTAGCATCAACAACAATAGCGATGGCATCATCAAATCCTGAGTTGTAAAATGCTGAAGCAGCGTGACACTTATGATGCTCTGATCTATAATCAAAGACCTCTGCATCAGGAAACTTACACTTTACAATACTCAAATCAAGAGATGATATCAATTTTTTTGAGTCTTCGTCCCAATCGGCATCGCATATAGCAATAGCGTCTATGTCATGCACATATTTCAGTAGAGATCTGATAGCGTGGTCTCTTTTCTTTCTTGTTATTCTTTCACTCTCTAAGTAGAATGCTATCTTACCATCTCTCATGACACAGGCAGACCCATTGTTTGATAGGTTCAACCCTAGGACTGAAAATTTTGCGGAGATTTTTTTTCCAGAATTATGTAATTGAAAAGTCATTTTCCCCTGAGTTTTTGCACGTCTGGAAAATATAAGTAGTCAATGTCACTACACTCGAAGCATTCGATAGCATCCTCAGGAGTCTCTACCAGTGGATCACCTGCCAAGTTGAATGATGTGTTGAATAATATTGGCACGTCAGTGAGTTGATAGAATGAATCAATCAATTGATAGTAATTAGTATTATCTTTGAGTCCTACAGTTTGAACTCTACATGTGTTATCAACGTGAAGTATTGCAGGTATCTTATCATAAGTATGTGGATGAGCATTCACAGCGTACATCATGAATGGTGATTCATCTAGTCCACCCATGTCAAACCAGTCGTGTACGTGAGGTAAGAGAACACTACCTGCAAAAGGTCTGAATGATTCTCTATTCTTTACTTGATTGATCCTATCCTTTCCATCAGGATCTCTTGGATCATATAGTATGGATCGATTTCCTAGTGCTCTAGGTCCTGCTTCTGATCTACCTTGAAAAACTGCAACAACATTACGCTCCTCAAGTAATCGAGCAACATACATTGTGTTCACTGTGTCTCCCTCTATGTGAGACAGATCATATTCAGGACCTAGGTATAGTGAATCAATCATCGTGATCATCCCAAGGATCTTTCAGTGCCTTATTGTCAAAAAATCCTTTGTATATACCGTACGCTGCAAGTAGTACGGTGATAACTGCTATTGAAATACCAAAGGTGTAGTTTGGATCAAGAGTAAGATGAGGGACTAATGGAGTCTCACAAGTCCATGTTTCTGGTAAGAAATAAACTGGAGGACAAGAAAGAAAAGTCATGGTTATAACCAATTAGGTTTACGAGATGGGTCACGTAGATAGTTAGACGCTGCCCATGGTTTGCTTGCAATATAATACTTGTATGCAGTAAAGATGTCAATGGTCTTGTCATGTTTGTACACATCAGGACCTGCAAAAACAAACGGAGTATGCTTGGTGTAGTCTGCTGATGGTAAGAGATGTGTGGTCTCTTGTAGTGGTCTTTGACAAGAATGAATCTTACCGTATCTATGTGTGTACTCAGCACATAGAGCAAGACCATGTGTAAGTAACCACCATGCATTTTCTAGAGTGTCATTTGCCCATATGGTGCAAGGGTGATTACGAAATGCACCTTTCTTTGTTTGATAAGGTTGACCATCGTTACGATATATTTTTCCATAACTATGACCCCACTCTTCAGAGCAAACAATAGAAAGCATTTGACATGTCTCAAGTGGCATCTTGACAATGTGTTTGTCAGGCAAGCACTGTGCTGAGACGGATGGGTCTGGGTTTGTCACAAAAATGTTCATAATATTCTAGTAGTGCTGAACCAATTGCTAGACCACCATCATATGCGATGGGATCTACGTACAGATTTACATCTGTGTTCTTTAGTATACTATAATTTGACACACAATTCAAGAAAAATCCACCAGATACACATACATTCTTATTATTTGTTAGTTCTACTGCTTTTTTTATCATGAACAAGGTGTGTCTTTCAGCAGATTTTTGTAAATTATATGCTAGATCTTTTGGTTGTAATTTAGGACCGACATATGCTGTGCTGTTACCCTCTGGTCTAAGTTGTGTGCTGCATAAACTATGACCATACTCTTCATTGAATAGGTTGACATCACCACTACCATATGCAGACAGACCCATGGTTTTACCTGCTTCTATCTCATCAAACCCACAGTATCGTGAGACCCTTCTGAATGCCTGTCCAATGCTTGTCCTATTACTATAGAGGTTTCCATCTATCCAATGTGGTTCCCCCTCTAAGGCACTCTCCTCCTCACTGTAGAAGGTAGAGTAATGTTTGAAGACAGGTGTCATATTATCATAGATGCTCTCAGTTTCACAGTATCCATCATGATATGATCCTTTACCATCCATCACTACTACAGCAGAGTTCTCAAAGGGTGCAGTGTACCACACACTAGCAGCATGACAATCATGATGTCTCCTTCTATAGTCTACAAAAGGTATGCCCTTTGCTCTGATAATTTTGAGTAACTTATTTTTTGCTTCTGTTCTTTCTCTAAAGGTTTTTTTATTATATCGTGTAAAACAATCACATATGGTAACAACATCAACACTAGAATCAATATACTTATCGGCAAGAGTCTCCGCACTGATGTCTCTTTTGATTCTAGTGACACGTTCCTCCTCTAAGTAAAATTCTATATGACCATCTTGAATGATCGCTAGTGATCCATTCTTTGCAAGATTTATTCCAACAATCCTTGCCATTCTAGTGCCTCACTTACAGCAGGGAACTGTTTGATAAAAACATCCCTCACTTCCTCTGCTATTCTCATGTGTTCAAGTTGAGTGCCATGTGCTGACCTCAAATTTATGTAGTGTATCCATGATCTACATGAACCAGTCATGTATAACTTTGTAGGAGTTGCTAACGGGAGAACAAATCTCGCACACTCCTTCGCAACACCCTCACGGATGAGTTCATTGTAGAGATCAATTCCTTCAGCGAAGTACTTCGCAATAGTTTTCTGAAGTTGTTTCTTCTGATTTTCGGGGATATCATCAATAGAATTTTGTCTGTTTTTAGAGTCCTGACTTCTAAGATCAGGTATAGGAATGACTCCTAAAAGATTTGTGTCAGCATATCTCTGACTAAACTCTTGGAAAGTAAAGGATCTGTGTCTCAGTATCTGTGCTGCTATACCTCTTGTTGTTTCTATCTCAAGAGTCATAGTTGACTGCTCAAATACAGACCAATGGTTGTGCTTGATACAATACTTTAGTAAACCTGAGTAGTTCTCATTGTCCTGATTACTAGGGTTAGATACTCTGGCAATGTATGCCATGGTCTTCTCTGCATCAGGTGTAATGCTCACTAATTTTACGGTCATGTTCCCTCAAACTCCTCGTCATAATCCAATTCAATTGGTTGTATGTCATCGTACTTATACGATTCTGTGTCTGAGTAGACCTCTGCCTTGAGTGCGGACAATAGCATCTCAAGATCAGTGACTATCACTTTTAATTTGTCTCTATCCATAAAACTAAGTTTCATTTATTATAGCATATAAACAATATTATGCAAGAGGTTTATCACCGTGTATCCATTTTACTAAAGAATATCTCTCACCCCTAGTTACAGTTGTAACTTCATGCGTAATTCTACTATCAAATACTACGATTGTGCCTTTAGATTTAGGAATTCGATGTCTTTGTTCATCATAATACAAAATTAAGTACCCTCCATCATAAGATTTTCCATCTGATAATTGAAGACTCACGCTCAATTTTCTAGTGTGAGCAACATTTTCACTAGATCCATCAAAATCCATATGTTTTCTATAATATTGCCCTAACTTATAATATGAAAGTTGTGGAGGTTCTCTATCATTTAAAGATAAATCATATTTAAAATTTTGACCATTAGCAAACATAGCATATCCATACATTAATGAATTAATCCAATTAAATTCTTCGTTCAAAAATTTTACATCAACTTTTCTACCTTTGTCACCTTTACCGTTTGCAGTCAATCCTTTTTCAAATTCATTTTTGCTTGAACAATCAATAATTTGATCACATATATTATCAGGTATGTTTGACTTCCAAATCCAATACGGACTCCACATAATTTTTTTTCTATATTATAGCATAAAAAAAGGAGGGGTCAACAGCCCCTCCTTTCAAAGCAGCAATTACTTGGTTGCTGTTACCTTTAGACCACGATACATAAGTTCGTGTCTATCACGCTTTGCTGCTTCTGCAAGCACCTTTGCGTTGTACTCTTCAGCGTTGTACTCAACGCCACGGTAAGTGACTTTAGTCATTTGTTTTCTCCAAAGTAGTAGGGATTTTTGCCCCGTTCCTTCAGTCAACATTTGCGTCCCCGAAGGGATGAACGAACCGTTCCGTGTGACTTACTTGCGTCTCTTGCGAGATGAACGTAAGGATATGCTAACATATCTACAAGTATTTAGCAAGTAATTGTGTATCGATTGTTACTTATCTCTCCAAACAATCTCTGGATACGCCTCCTCCACTACGTTTCTGGTAATTCTATATTTACTCTGAAGATCTTTATCCTTCACAAGACATACAATCTCTGCCTCTTCTTTCTCTAATGATTCTAATAATTGTATGAGTAAAGTCTCCCTTCTCATGTTGGAGATCTTATCATTGCCACCTCTTACAAAATTGTAGAGTGTTCTCCACTCATGTATCAATCTTGTGTGACCTTCGGTTCCTTTAGGAGACTCGTTTGGTTTATATGGCACTGATCCTTCTGGCACTGCACTATCAATGCCTTTATCAAAGTTCCATATGAGTAATGCCTTTACGTCATCACGTTTGTGTGCCTTCAATAGTTCAATCTTTTTGTCTTTAGTCTTGGCACCATGAACTGCTCTGAATAGTTCAGAGACTAAAGGATTGTTAGGTAATTTTGCCATGAATTAGTCATCATCAGTTTCATTTAGATCACCCTCAAATCTTATAGCAAGAATTTCATCGGGCAATGGGTTCCCATTCGCATCAAACATTTCTGGATGGGAATATCGTGGAGTGGTTTCTTGTACATAACAACGAATAAGATATCCGATTGTTGCACCAAGACAGAGTGTTAGTAGTCCTACCATTACACTCAGGGCAATGATTGCCTGTTCCATTCGTTTTCTCCAGTTGTGCAGCGTTGGTTGCCGAGGTTTACTCAGCATTAGTTCTGCTCCTTTATTTAGTGAACCTAAATCAGATTCTTTTCCTGTAGATAATGTAGTGTGTCCTTGCATCCACCTATGTATTTGTTATCAAGTTGAACCTGTGGAAAGGTAGCACCCTCCTCAAATTCTTCATAGAATTGCTTACGAGTGAAGTCTTTGTCTAGTTTGTATTCTAGGTATTCTATTTTGCAGTGAGCAAAGAGTTGTCTGACTCTCTCACACCACTGACAATTGTCCTTAGACCAAAGAACTGCTTTCATTGTAGTACTGGCATGTCGAACGAACGATTGGGTACAGGCATCGTTTTAGGTGAAGGCATCAAAAGAACCTCCACAAGTAAATTTATATCAGCAGAAATTGCATCGTTAGAATCTGCCATTCTACGGAACCCATTACCAACATACAACTGTCCTAGGACAACCGATATGGTTGCAATGCCCCAGAAATAATAGTAAGTTCTACTCTTTTTTTGACGTGGTTTCATCCTCTTTTATAGACTTCTTGATCATCTTAGCATAGATTACTTCCGATGTCGAGTATAAAGATGGATGTTTCTTTGCTCTTTTTATTAGTTTTTTTGCTGCTTTCCTGTCTTGCATGCAAGTATTTATACTTACATCAAAACCTCTTTGCATATTCTTTTGCATGTGTGCTGGTCATCATTACACTCAATCAAACACTCGTAATACTCTGACAATAACTCCATACTATGTGGGTCTTCGTATGAACCTGCCAGTTCATTATAAGAAACTAGATTGTGATGCATGATCCTCCTAA